TGGCCCTCACGCCGCAGCGGCGCTGCCGACGCGCGAGGCGATGTGCGACACCCATGGCCCGTACCTGTCGCGCTGCCTGGCCGGGCGCGTCTGGACCCATTGCCCGGCCTGCGTGGAGGGGCAGCTGCAGCGCGAGAACGAGCGCCAGGAACAGGCCCAGCGTGAGGCACGGCTGATGGACTGGCAGCGCCGCCTGGGCCGCGCGGGCATCCCGCTGCGCTTTCAGGACCGCAGCTTCGACGACTTCGAGGTCGTCACCGGCGCGCAGCGCACGGCGCTGGCGTTTGCCCGGGAGTTCGCGCTGGACTTCGGATCCCCGGCGCGTCGTGGGCGAGGCGCTCTCTTCGTTGGCCACCCTGGCACCGGAAAGACGCACCTGGCGTGCGCCATCGGCATGCACCTGCTGCACGAGGGCCGGCTGGTGCTCTTTACCACGGTGCTGCGGGCGGTGCGCATGGTCAAGGACGCCTGGGGGCCGGCGGCGCAGATGACCGAATCTCAGGCCGTGTCCCGTCTCACGCGCCCGGATCTGCTGATCCTGGACGAGGTGGGCGTGCAGATGGGCAGTGAGTTCGAGCGGCACCTGCTCTCGGATGTGCTCAACGAACGATACGAGCACCGCCGGGCCACGCTGCTGCTGTCCAACCTGCCGCTGGCTGAGGTGAGCGCCTACCTGGGCGAGCGCGTCCTGGACCGGCTGCGCGAGGACGGCGCCGAGAGCGTGGTTTTCGACTGGGAGAGCCATCGGGGGGCGGCGCGATGAGGCACGAGCAATCGATGCGATGCCTGCCATGCGGCGGGCGTGTAGAGCTGCTGCGGGCTGGCGGCTGGGCTGGTGCTGCGCGGCGCGCGGAGGGCGCTCGCCTCGGTCGTGCGCGCCGGCGCATCCGCCGCGAGGCCGCCGAGTGGCGCGAAAACCAGGGCTGGCTCTGGCTGCTCGCCTGGCTCTTCCTGCTGCTACTGCTGGCGCTGCTCGTGTGGGCTGCGCTTGCGGCCGGCATGCAATGACCCCTCACACCATCAACCCTGGCCACGACCTATGCAACCTCCCCGCGAACCCACCCGGATCATCTTTGGCTACCCGGCCATGCCCGTGCGCAACCCCATCCGCATGCCGCCCCCGCGCCCTGTGGCGCGCGCCTCGTTTCGGGTGCGCGTCGGCCGCTGGCTGCTGGCCGCGCTGGCTGTGGCGGGCTACATGACGTTTCTGGCTGTCCTGATCTGGGCTGTCGCCCGCCTATTCATGTGGGCGATCCATCTTGGCAGCTGACCTTGCCGGCAACTTGCCACCCGACTTCATCCTGAACTACCTGCACCTGGAGCAATCATGAGCGAATCCACGAACGACACCACCACCACCAGCGCGCCCGAGGTCGACACGCCGGCCGTGCCATCGGAGCCCATTCCCGCAGAGACCACGCCAGATACGGGCGCCGAGCGCGAGCAGGGCGACGCCGCATCCGACGAGGATGAGCTGGCGGCCCGCCGCGCTGCTGTGCTGGCCGGCGACTACAGTGCCTGGAGCGCCGACCTGTCGCTGTCGGAGCCTGTGACGCCGGCCGAGCCGGAAGAGCAGAAACCCGCGCCCGAGGCAGTCGAGGCTGTGCAGCGGATCGCGCGTGCGCATGGCACGCCGGCTGCCATCGGCCGCAGCGTCGTCTTCCATGGCGACGGCTACCCGGTGCGCGGCGTCATCATCGGGTCAGAGGGCAACAGCCTCGCTATCCGTGTCGAGAGCGGCATGGAATGCCTGGTGCCGCCGGACATCCAGATCCAGTACCTGGACACCCAGGGGCGCGTCATCTGGGCGAGCCCGGACCTGCCAGACCAGGAGCAACCGCAGCAGCCGCAGGCCGAAGAGCCAGCTGCAGAGCAGGCGACAGGGCAGGCTGACCCGGATCAGGCCGCAGAGCAGACCGATTCGGATCATGTGGCCGAGACGGCAGACCAGGATCAGGTCGGGCAGGATGCGCAGGGTGACGAGGCGCCCGCCACCGTCCCGCAGCCGGAGGGCGCAGAGGATGCGCAGGACGCTGGGCAGGAGAGCGGCCTGACCGATGAGCCGCGCGACACTGACCCGGATGGCGAGACTGTCGACCAGCCGCGTGACCCGGAGCCCACGGCCCAGCCGGATGGCGAGCCCGCCGACCAGCCTCAAGGCGCCGAGCGTGGCGCGGAGACCGCCGACCAGGTCGTCGACCAGGAAGAGCATGAGGCCGAGGACGCTGGCAGCGAGCAGGAAGAGCCGCCGCAGGCCAGTGAGCCCGGCGCCGACTCACCAGAGGTCCGCTGATGGCTGAGGTCATCGTCAAGCAACAGGGCTGCGTTGCCAACCGCATCGCGTACCCGCGCGCTGTCGACGCATTCCATCAAGCGCTGCAGATGCTGAGCGAGCGCAGCCCGTCGCCCGCCGGCCCAGGCTTCAGCCTGGATCTGGCTGGCGGCAGCGTCACAGTTCCTGTGCAGACAGGCATCACTGTCCAGCGGACCGAGAGGCGCACGTGGATCGTGGCTTCGATCGATGACGAGCATCACGAGATCAGCGCTGTGGAGTGCGCAACGCGCCACGAGGCGCAGCAGTTTGCGCTGCGCATGGCGCGCACGCTGGTGGCCGAGAAGGTCCGTGCTCAGTTCGTTGGCCTCACGGGTCGCGCCATCGGTCGAGCCCACCTGGCGCGCCTGGCTAGACAGGCCGACGCCATCGCCCAGGCCCGGGGCTCGCGCCAGTCGTCGGACGCGGCTGGCGACGCCGCGAGCGCCGAGGGGGCTGCTGCGGCCACTCGTGGGGCGCGCTGATGCAGAGCCGAAACAAGCGAGCGCCGACGGTGTCAGAGCGCCGCCACATCGAGCGGGTAGCGCGCTTGCCGTGCAGCCTCTGTGATCAACCGGGGCCGAGCGAGGTGCACGAGATCAGCCAGGGGCAGTGGTATACCTCGATCGCGCTGTGCGCCGACTGCCACCGGGGCAGTCTGCTGGGCCTGCACGGCCAGCGCCGCGCGTGGATCGTGCGCAAGGCGACCGAGCTGGACGCGTTGGGCGTCACAGTGCGCCGCCTGATGGCCGAGATGGAGCAGCGCACAGCAGGCAGGAACCTCACGACATGAGCAGCATCTGGATGGGTGATCACAGTACTGTGCCGGGCAGCCGAGATACCGCACCGGCGCCCGCCACTCCTACGCCTCCTCCTATCGTCCTGCGCCACCAGGTGGGCAGCGGCGTGGCCGCCGTGCTGGCTGAGCGCGGCGCCAGATACGGAGATTTTGGCGATGTCGCACGAACGGCGCAGGGACTCAAGAACACCATGCGTGTCGCGCCCGGCTGGACGCGGCTCACGGCTGCGCAGCGCGAGGGCCTGGACATGATCCAGTGCAAAGTCGCGCGCATGCTGCACGGGGATCCCGCGTACATGGACAACATCGTCGACATCTGTGGCTACGCCGAGCTGGTGCATGCGGCCATGCGCAAGGGCGGCCAGGCAGACCCGTCCCGATGAAATGCCATGCGCCTGATCGTCCACCGACTGGGTCACGTCTGTAATGGCGATGCCTACGACACTGCTGCGATTGCCCGCAAGGCATTCCGCCTGGCGGCAGGGCCATTCCTGCGCGACGCCGAGGAGGTGTCCGAGCACGACTGTCGCCACGGTGCGGTCATCCTGCGCGACAACCCGGATCACGGCTACCTGCTGTCGATTGCTGACAGCCGCATCGATGCGGACGAGCTGTGGGGGTCGTGGGATCTGGACGAGATGATCGAGCGCTACACGGGCTGGGTGAGGACGCTGGGATGAGCGCCAGGCTCAAAGGGCTGCGGCTGCCGGACGTCAAGGCGCTGCAGGCATCGGCGCGGGCGATCCGTGGCGCTGCGCCCAGACGCCAGGGAGGCGACATCGAGGGCGGCGTGCGCCGCGCCTTCGCCAATCAGGCGCTGGGGCGGATGAAGGCGGGCGCGATGAACCAGACCGAGAGCGCCTACGAGCATCACCTGCGCAAGCGGCAGCTGGTCGGCGAGATCGTCTGGTATCGATTCGAGGGGCTGACGCTGCGGCTGGCCGAGCGCTGCAGTTACACGCCGGACTTCGTGGTGATGTGCACTGACGGGCAGATCGAGCTGCACGAGGTCAAGGGCTCGCGCGCAATCTTCCACGATGACGCGCGGGTCAAGGTACGGGTGGCTGCCGAGCAGTTTCCGTTCCGGCTGATTGCCGTCTATCCCCGCGACCGGGTGTTTTCCGGTTGGGACATCGAGGAGTTCTGAACAGTGCGCCCTGACCAGCATTCCGCCGCCCCGGGCGGCGACGATCTGGACGACCTGCCGCGCAGTGTGCGCGAGATCGCCCAGGTCGTCGGCCGGGATGCCGCGCTGCGCCTGATTGGCCAGCTGCCCACCTGCATGGGCGGCGTGCCAGGCAAGCGCTCCAGCCGCGTGATGCTGTACGTACCCAAGAAGCTCTCGCCCGATCATCGCTTGGTACGCATCCTGGGGGCCGAGAAGGCGATGGCGCTGGTGCGCGCGTTCGGTGGCGAGGTGCTGCAGCCGGCGAACTGCCGGCGCATCTTTGCGCGCTACCGGGACGAGGCCATCGTCAAGATGCTGAGGGCGGGCGCGGGATTGCCCATGGTGCTGTCCATCATGCGCGTCTCGCGCCGGCACGTAGTCAACCTGGTGCGGGCCAACGAGATGGCGCAGAAGGATTGAGCAGCCGCCCATCCGCCCGTTTCGCCCGGCGATGACCGGGGCATGACCACCAGTGGAATACACACGGCCCGATCACGATATTGCCGGCTGACGAACTCCGCCTGACTGACAGAACCCATGGATGACTCCCTGCTCGCAGAGCTGCTGAAGTACGTCGGCGCCACGGGCGCCGGTGGTGTCATCACGGCTTTTGTTGTGCGCTTCGTCTACCGGAAACTGGTCGAAGAAGGCGCAGCAGCGCAGAGAGCCGCGTGGGAGGTGGAGTTCATTGCGCTGCTGCGCGCTGAGATCGAGCGCCTGGCGACCGTGAATCGCGACCTGTACGCGCAAGCAGCAGAGATGCACCGACGAACGATCCAGCTGATTACCGAGAACACCGAGATGAAGCAGAAACTGGCTCAGATCGAAGCGGCTGAGCGCTGGCCAGCCGCCGAGCAGGAGGGATCGTGAGGGAGCCCACCTGGATCACTGAGGCGCGCCGCTACATCGGCACGCGCGAGATTCGTGGCCCGCGTCACGAGCCGAAGATTCTCTCGTGGTGGCGGGCCATTTTCCGGGGCGGCATCCGCGACGACGAAACACCGTGGTGCAGTGCATTTGTGGGCGCGATGCTTGAGGAGGTCGGCATCGCCTCGACCCGCTTCGAGAGCGCGCGCAGCTGGGAGAGCTGGGGGCGCGGTCTGGCACGCCCCATCTACGGCTGCGTGGTGACGTTCTCTCGCGCTGGAGGCGGCGGTCACGTCGGCTTCCTGGTGGGGCATGACGTGCAGGGCAACCTGCTCGTGCTGGGCGGCAATCAGGCCGATGAGGTCAACATCCGCGCGTTTTCCCCCGCGCGTGTTACGTCCTACCGCTGGCCCCTGGGTGTGCCGATCGACGATGCTGGGCCGCCGCCACTGATGGCAGCGGTGCCGCTGTCGACCAGTGAGGCGTGATGGCGAGCGCACTGCAGACGCTGATCCTGGCGCGCCGCCAGGGGCCGCTGGTCGCGGCCTGCGCGGTGCTGCTGGCCGTGGTGATGGCGGCCTACCTGCGCGGCTACGCCAGCGGAAAGCAGGCCGCCACCGCGCATTACACCCAGATCCTGGCTGAGCGGGATCAGCGGGCGCTCAAAGAGATGACCGAGGCCGTCGTCCGTGAGCGCCAGGCCGCAGCAGCTGCTGCTGCAATCGAGCGCGAGCACCTGGAGCAGGAGCTGGCCCGCATCCAAAAACAGCAGGTCGTTACCCGAGTCGTGAAGGAGTATGTACGCACGCGCCCCAATCTCGATGCTTGCCGCCTGGATGCTGACGGGCTGCGCGTCTGGAATGCCGGCAATGCTGGCAAGCCGAATCGCGCCCCCCAGCGCAAGACCCGTCCCTGAGACCCTGATGATCCCCTGTTCGCAGCTGCCGGAGGCCCAGGATGGGCGCCTGTCATCCCTCATAGAACACCACGTCGAAACGGTGCAGCTGTACTACGCCTGCGCCGAGCGTCACCAGGCGCTGACTGCCGCCGTGCGTGCGATGCAGGGCAAGGGGCAATCCGCTGCCCAGGTGGTCGACGACAGCGTGGCCGGCAGCAGCTGGCGGGAGCAGAGCGAATGACGAGCGCCCATCCTCGATGGCCAGCGCCGCGCCCTGTGCGCCGCCCGCGCCTGGCTGCCTCCATGCGGCAGGCACTGGCGCTGATCGCGTCGCCATCGGCCGCTCAGGGGGTGGCAGGGGCCGCTCACCACCCCCGGGTCAAAGGTACTTCCTGGCCGGGCCTGGCTGCGGGGCGCAAACGGCCCCGGAATTTGGCGTGTGCGTGCGCGAAAAATTCCGTTTCGTTTCGTTTTGGCCGGGCGCCTGCCCTCCATCAGGAGGACGATAACCCCTATAAAAACAGGGTGTTGGCGCGCGCCCGCCAACCTCAGCGGGTGCCTGCCAAAACGAAACGGAACCGAAACGCGTGGCGCTCGGTGACGCTCGGGACGCGAACGGCTGCCCGCACCCTGGCGCCGGGCGCCTGAGCCGCTGGTGCGTGCCCATGATGACGCCCTGCGGCCATGCCCAGTGATGCAACCCATTCGGTTGCCACCATCGCCAGCCTGCTGATGCTGTCCGAGCGGCGCGTGCAGCAGCTCACGCGCGAGGGCGTGATTCCCAGGGCCGAGCGCGGGCGCTATGAGCTGGTGCCGGCCGTGCAGGGGTACGTTCGGTACCTGCAGGAGCGCGGAGGCAGCAGCTCCGACTCGCCCATCGACTACCACGAGCAGAAAGCGAGGCTCACGAAGGCGCAGGCCGACATGGCCGAGATCGAGCTGGCCCGCGCGCGGGGTGACGTGGTGGGTGTGGCGCAGCTGGAGAAGAACCTGGGCAGCCTCTTTGCTGAGGTGCAGACCAATATCCGCAACATTCCCGGGCGCATCGCGTCGTCGCTGGCCGGCGCCAAGGACGAGTCGGCGATCAAGCGGATGATGCTGGCCGAGATCGACCAGGTACTGCAGGCGCTGGCAGACACTCGGTCACTGATCGAGCCGTCTGACGACATCGAGGGCGATGATGGGGAGCTTTGACAACAGCGCGGCGCTGGCGCGGATCTTTACCCGCTGCCGCAGCTTTCTGCAGCCGCCGCCGGACCTGACCCCCAGTCAGTGGGCCGAGCGGCACGTGCGCATCCCGAGTGGCAACGCGGTGCCCGGCATGATTCGATTCGACAACGCGCCGTACCAGCGCGAGCCGCTGGACATGCTGATCAATCCGGAGTGCGAGCGCATCACGCTGATGTGGGCGGCTCAGGTGGGCAAGACCCAGCTGGCGCTGTGCGGGCAGGGCTATCACATCGCTGTACGCCCAGCTTCGCAGATGATGATGCAGCCGTCCGAAACGGATCTGCTCATGTGGCTCAACACGAAGTTCCAGCCGATGGTGGACGCCAACCGCGCGCTGCAGGAGCGCCTGGCCAAGCCGCGAGGGCGTGACGGCGTCAACAACAGCACAATGAAATCGTACCCGGGCGGATTCCTCATGTTCGCCTGGTCTGGGTCGCCCAAGACGATGCGGGGGCGCTCGGCCCCGATCATCGTGGTCGATGAGGTCGACGGCTATGAGGTCACGGCCGAAGGGCATCCGGTGTCGCTCATCTGGCAGCGCGCGGCGACGTTCGGGGACCAGAAGAAGCTCCTGGAGATCAGCACGCCGACACTCAAGGGGGCCAGCTACATTGAGGGGGCATTCGAGGCAGGCGACCAGCGCCGCTTCTTCGTGCCGTGCCCGGACTGTGGCGAATACCAGGTGCTGAGGTGGGACAACGTGACCTGGCAGGGCAAGGGAGACGAGCAGGCCGAGCAGTTTCCGGAGACGGCGCGCTACACCTGCGCGCACTGCGGCAGCCTCTGGGACGATGGCATGCGCAAGGCCGCCATCCGGGCTGGCCGGTGGCAGGCGGGCAGGCCATTCCGTGGGCACGCGAGCTACCACCTGAGCGAGATGTACTCGACGTTCCGGCGGTTGCGGGACATCGTGCGCAGCTACCTGGACAAGAAAGCCTCGGGCGATCTGCAGACGTTTGTGAACGTCTCGCTTGCTGAGACCTGGGAAGAGGCGGGCGAGAAGGCCGATTCCGAGACGCTGATGAAGCGCATCGAGCCGTTTGCCGCGCCCGTGCCCATGGGTGGGCTGGTGCTGACGGCTGGCGTCGACATGCAACTGGACCGCCTGGAGGTGGAGATCGTTGCCTGGGGGATTGCCGAGGAGTCCTGGAGCGTCGACTACCAGGTGCTGTGGGGCGATCCGCTGCAGGGTGATGTCTGGGATGACCTGGACGACTTGCTGGGGCGCAGCTGGCAACACGAGTCCGGCGCCCAGCTACCGATCTCTGCGGCCTGTGTCGATACGGGGGGCACATCAGGCTACACCCAGTCGGCGTATGACTGGCTCAAGGGTAAGGCGGGGCGCAGGATCTTTGGCATCAAGGGGGTGGCGGGCTGGGGCCGACCCATTGTCGGGTCGCCATCGCGCAAGCGTAGCGGCAAGCGCGGGCGGCGCATCGATCTTTTCCCGGTGGGCGTGGACGAGGCCAAGCTGGTGGTGATGCGGCGGCTCGCCATCGAGGCGCCGGGGCCGGGCTACTGCCACGTGCCCGAGGGACGAGGAGCTGATTGGTTCCGGCAGATCACAGCCGAGAAGCTCACGATGCGCTACGTGCGGGGTTTCCCCGTGCGAGAGTGGCACAAGACGATCGAGCGCAACGAGGCGCTGGACTGCCGCGTGTACGCGCTCGCAGCGCTCAAGATCACCAATCCGTCGCTGAAGCTGGCCGCGCGCCGCCTGGGGCTGACCGAGGAGGATATCGAGCAGGCGACAGCCGTGCGCCGCAGTGCTCGGGCTGGAGACGGCAGGAGCGCGACAGACGATGCGCAGGGGTGTGAGGCAGCAGCCGAGGCGCAGAGCATGCCGGATGCGCCTACCGGGGATGCGCCGGCCGAAGCGGATCGGACGGATCGTGGCGCGGCTGCATCGATGCCGGCACGGGAAAAACCACCAGTGGAAAAGGAGGCTTCGCCTGCCAACACTGCACCCCGCAGAACCCGCGCAACCCCGGCCCGCAGGCGAGGCGGCTGGATCAATTCCTGGTGACATGGCAGAACTTTTCCCGAACGGCATCCAGGCTGGACTGACGCTAAGACGTCTGGTGGTGCAGCCCGCGTACCCGGCGCCCGAGTGGCAGCTGTCGGTGGTGCTGCGCGGGCCGTCGGTCATCGATCTGCACGCTGTGCCTGATGGGCGCAATCACCTGCTGCACGTCCCTGCAACGATCACCCGGGGGTGGCTGCACGGCGAGTACGCCGTCAGCGCCCGCGCGCAGCGTGGCGACGACATCGAGGAGATCGATAGCGGCACGGTCACGGTGCGACCGGACATTGCGCAGCTGGCAGCCGGTCATGATGCGCGCTCGCACGTGCAGCGTGTGCTCGACGCCATCGAGGCGGTCCTGGAGAAGCGGGCTACGCTCGACCAGGAGCAGTACCGTATCAACAACCGGGAGCTGCGACGCACGCCGATTGCCGACCTGCTGAAGCTGCGTGACCGATACCGAATGGAGCTTCAGCGCGCGAAGGCCGCGCGCAACGGCACGCTCTTTGGCGTCGCCCGGGTGGCGTTCCGGTAATGGGTCTGATGGGACTTTTCAGGCGGCGCACGTTGCCCCATGAGGCGGAGCAAGCCGCTGCCCGCAGCCCGTCACAAGCGGGGAAGAGGCTACAGAGCCGCGCGCCTTCACGAGCGGGGGCTCGATTCTTTGACGGATCGCGCATTGACCGGCTGGCCGCCGACTGGACCACGACGCCAGCCAAGGCTGACGTGATCATCCGCCAACACCAGCGCGTGCTGGTGGCGCGGGCGCGCGAACAGGCGCGCAACAACGACTATGCGCGTGCCTTCGTGCGCTTGGCCCGCACCCACGTAGCCGGCCCTCGCGGGGTGCTTCTGCAGGCACAAAGCCGGGGCGACGATGGCAGGCTCGACACGCATGCCAATGCCGCCATCGAGGATGCGTTTGCGCTCTGGGCGCGGCGGGAGTCGTGCGATGTGGCAGGCATGAAGTCGTGGCGCGCGCTGCAGGCCGCAGCAGTGGCCTCAGCTGTGGTCGACGGCGAGTTCATGTTCCGCATGGTTTTTGGTGCCGACGCAGGCCCGTTCGGCATCGCGCTACAGATGCTCGACCCTCAGCGCTGCAATCCGCAGCATGACGAAAACGACCTGCCTGGAGGGCGGTTCATTCGTGCTGGCATCGAATTCAACCAGTATGGCCGGCCGCTGGCGTACCACTTTGCTGATGACCAGAGCGAGGACGCCTATGGGTACAACCAGAGCCGGCGTGACAGCCTGCGCGTTCCAGCCAGCGAGATCATCCACGGCTTCCTGCCCGAGTTCACGGGGCAGAAACGAGGGTTGCCGTGGATGGCGACTGGGCTTTTCCGGATGCGCCAGCTCGCGGGCTTCGAGGATGCGGCCGTCGTCAATGCGCGCGTGGGCGCGTCCAAGATGGGCGCACTCCAATGGCGTGATGGCTTCGGTCCTGAGTACGACGAGGACGAGGCGATGCACATGCCGCTGGAGACGCAGCCCGGCGAGTTCATGTTTCTGCCTGCGGGCGCCGAGCTGCGCGAATGGGCGCCACAGTTTCCGGCCAACGAGTTTGCCAGCTTCAACAAGGCCATGCTGCGCGGCATCGCGGCCGGGTTTGGTGTGCTCTACAACAACCTGGCCAATGACCTGGAAGGGGTCAATTTTTCGAGCATCCGCCAGGGCACGCTCGATGAGCGCGAATGGTGGAAGGAGCTGCAGGAGTGGCTGATCGAAAGCCTCGTGCAGCCCGTCTTTGATGCGTGGCTGCCCAGGGCGCTGCTGGGCGGGCACATCCGAGTCAAGGGAAAGGCGCTGAAGCCCGAGCGGCTGGCGCGCTATGCACAGGTGGCTTGGCAGCCCCGGCGCTGGGCCTGGATCGATCCGCAGTCTGACATCCAGGCAGCCGTCGCGGCCAAGAACCAGCTCCTGATGTCGCCCGGACAGATCATCCGTGAGCAGGGACGCGATCCGTCGGATGTGTGGCGCGAGATCGCCAGCGACATCCAGGAAATGCGCGACGCGGGCATCCCTGAAGAGTTCATCAAGTCGGCCGTGTTCGACAAGAACCTGCAGGCGGCCGTGATGGCCGAGACGGCCAAGCAATCCCGGCCCCAGGCCGGAAACCAGGAGGACGCTGCCGATGCCGGCAACGCTTGACGATATCCGGGCACGCGACGGCGCGCGTGCGTTTCGCTCGGCCCAGGTGGGCGCGGTCAACCAGGACGCGCGCACGGTGGAGCTGGCGTTTTCGAGCGAAGCGCCCGTGCAGCGCTGGTACGGCACCGAGATCCTGAGCCACGCGCCAGAGGCGGTGGTGATGACGCGCCTCAACGACGGCGCAGCCCTTTTGCTCGATCACGACTGGGAAAAACAGATCGGGGTCGTAGAAACCGTTTCCATCGACGCAGACCGCCGGGGGCGGGCTGTCGTGCGCTTTGGCAAGAGCGCGCGAGCCGAGGAAATCTTCCAGGACATCGCAGACGGCATCCGCCGCCACGTCTCGGTTGGCTATCGCATCATCGACGCGGAGCGTACCGAGATCAAGGACGGGGAGGATACCTGGACGATCACCAAGTGGGAGCCGTTCGAGATCTCCATCGTCTCCGTGCCTGCCGACACCTCTGTCGGCGTGGGGCGCTCGATGGACATCGATTCACCTGCCGCGCCAGACGCCGCGAGCGCGCCCGAAGCGCAGCAACAACCCAACACCAGGAACACTACTGACATGCCTGAAGCAGTCACCGGCGGCCAGAAGGCCGCCACCAACGCCCCGGCGCCCGAGAAAACGGCAGATCACGCCAGCACGCGCGCAACCGAGGTCGAGCGCCAGCGCGTGCGCGCCATCATGGACATGGGCGAGCAGTACCACGCGCCTGATTTGGCCCGCGATGCAGCCCGTGACGGCGTCTCGGTCGCTGATTTTCAGCGCCAGCTGCTCGACCACATCAACGGCCGCCATCAGGTGCCGCTGTCCGAGCAGATGAAGCACGCCGACATCGGTCTGACCGAGAAAGAGACGCGAAACTTCAGCTTTCTGAAGGTCGTGCGCGCGCTGGCCGAGCCCACCAGCCGCCGCGCCCAGGAAGAGGCGGCGTTCGAGTTCGAGGCGTCACGCGCTGCCGCCGAGAAACGCGCCCGCGACAGCGAGCGTTTTGCCATCCCGGCGGACGTGCTGACGCGCGCCCTCAACACCGCCAAGACGGGTGCTGCCACTGGTGACACGGGCGGCTATCTGGTGGCCAACACGCTGCTGGCGTCGTCGTTTATCGACATCCTGCGCAACCGCGCCACCATCATGCAGCTGGGCACGGTCGCCGGCGGCCTGGTGGGCACGGTGGACATCCCCAAGCAGGTGGCTGCAGCCCAGGGCTACTGGGTGGGCGAGGACCAGGACGCCACCGAGCAGGCGCTGCAGCTGGGCCAGGTGAGCCTGTCGCCCAAGACCGTGGCAGCGTACTCCGAGATCACCCGCAAGCTGATGATGCAGTCGTCCATCGACATCGAGGCGCTGGTGCGTGCGGACCTGGCCAAGGCGCTGGCGCTGACCATCGACAAGGCGGGCTACTACGGCACTGGCAGCGACCAGCAGCCGCGCGGCATCACGAATCAGACCGGCATCAACGCCGTGCAGTTCAAGGCCGAGCGCCCGACGTTTGCCGAGCTGGTGGAGATGGAAACCCAGATCGCAGTCGACAACGCCGACGTGAGCGGGATGGCCTACGTCTCGGAGGCCGGCTTCCGGGGCTACGCAAAGACCGCGCTCAAGCACGAGGGTGTGGCTGGCACGATCTGGGAGTCGGGCAACACCGTCAACGGCTACCGCACCGAGATCACCAACCAGGTGAACAAGGGCGATGTGATCATGGGCAACTTCGCCGATCTGCTGGTGGCGATGTGGGGCGGCCTGGATCTGACGGTCGATCCGTACAGCAACAGCAAGTCGGGCCGGCTGCGCATCGTTGTCTTCCAGGACGTGGACTTTGCGGTGCGCCGCACCGAGTCGTTCTGCCTAGGCCGCAAGAGCTGAGGCAAGACGCCGCCCGGTGGAATGACTGCCGGGCGGTCCTGAACAAGGAGAATGACATGGAAGAACAAGTCGTCATCGAAGTGACCTCGGCAATCGTGATTGAAGGCCTTGTCGTGCCGCCTGGTCAGACCGTTGAGGTTCTGGCCTCAGACGCTCGCATGCTGATTGCCCAGGGCAAGGCTGTGCGCGTGGAGAACTCCAAGCAGGACACGGAGTCGGCCAGCAATGCCGAACCGGAGGAAAGCGCCTCGGAGACTGCCGCGCCCAAGGCACGGACCGGCAAGGCCCGCTGAATAGGGCGAGCAGATGCCGAAACACGCCTGGGAAGACCTCGACGCATTCCTGCAGGTGGACGAGTTCGCCACATGGGCCACTGTGCGCCTGCAGGCAGGCACCGAGCGCCGCATCCGTGGCATCTTCGATGACCCGTACCTCAACGCCGAGCTGGGCGAGTACGAGCTGGACAGCACCCGCCCGCGCCTGACCTGCCGCTGGGATGACGTGCGCGACGTGACCCGGGGCGATGTCGTCGAGATTGACGGCACCACCTACGACGTGGTGACCAACGCCCAGCCTGACGGCACCGGCATGGGCCTGCTGGCGCTGGCGGAGCAGCGCGCATGATCGAGCTGACGATCGACACCAAGGGGTTGGAGGGCGTCATCGATGAGCTGGGTGCCATGCCCCAGCAGGTGCAGGCCGCCATGCGCTCGACGCTCACCAAGATGGCCGGCTGGGTGCGCACGCGCTCGACGCGCGGCCTCTCAAAGGAGCTGGCGCTGCAGCAGAAGATCGTCCGCCGGCGCCTGAAAGTGGCGCGCTTGCGGCGAACGCCGCGCGGCGCCGAGGTGCCGATCTGGTACGGCCTCAACCCCGTGGGCCTCATCCGGCTGCAGGCCCGCCAGAACCGCCAGGGCGTGCGCGCCTACGGCGGTCGCCAGGTGCAATCTGGCTTCATCCGCCGGGGCAAGGGAGGGAAGCTGCACGTCTTCAAGCGTGAGGGCAAAGCACGGCTGCCCATCAAGAGCCAGAAGGTCGAGATCGCAGACCCTGGCAGCGACTACCTCCGGGATGATCTGATCGAGAGTGCCGAGTTTCGCGCGCGATTCCTGCAGGTCTTTGAACACGAGCTGACATGGCGAATGCGCAAACAGTGACCACCCTTGAGGCCGTCCATGAGGGCATCATCGCAGCCATTCGGCGGCGATTCCCCGAACTGCTGACGGTCGAAGCCTACCGGATGGACAGGAAGAACCTGCCCGTGCCGGCGTGCCTGGTGGAGCTGACCGAGATGGAGGCCGCCGACGACCTGGACCCGGGCACCGGCCAGCTGGCCGTCAACGCGCGCTTTGAGGCGCGCTTCGTGCTGGGCTTTCGCCAGGGGAGCCGGAATCCGAAAATGGAAGTTCGGCGCCTGGCCGCCGAGTTCTTGGCCTGGGCGCGCCTGCAGCGCTGGGGCTGCCCGGTGGGGCCGGCCATGATGATCGGTGCCTGGCCCGATGAGTTCGACCCTGAACTGGACCAGTACGAATGCTGGCGCGCCGAGTGGCAGCAGGTGATCCACCTGGGCGCATCCGACTGGACCGACGACGGCACCACGCCCACGGATCCGGCCGTGTCGTTTGCGCCCGAAGTCGGCGCCGACCACGAGGCCGACTACCTGCACCTGGATCGGGAAGCGCCCTGATGAACGCCTACGCGCTGGCCGAGACCGAGCGGCTGCTGGCCAACCTGATCCGCGTCGGCACCGTGGCCGCCCTCGATGCAGCGGCCGCGCGCGTGACGGTCGACGTCGGGGGGCTGACCACTGACTGGCTGCCGTGGATCACTGGGCGCGCGGGTGAGACGCGCACCTGGTCGGCACCGCGCCCCGGCGAGCAGGTGCTGGTGCTGGCGCCCTACGGGGATTTGGCCCAGGCTGTCGTGCTGCCGGCCCTCTACCAGGACGCGCGCCCGGCGCCGGCTGCCAGCCAGGACATCGAGCGCATCACCTACCCGGACGGCAGCACGGTCGACTACGACAGCGCCCAGGGGCAGCTGACCGTCACAGTGGCAGCTGCCGGGCGCGTCATCGTCAACTGCCAGACGGCCACCATCAACGCGGCCGATTCCGTGACGCTGGCCGCGCCGCAGACCACCTGCACAGGCGCCTTGACGGTGCAGGGGCTGCTGACCTGGATGTCAGGCATGACAGGCACAGGAGGCGCCACGATTGCCGGCAACGTGGCGGTATCTGGCGGGCTCTCGAACAACGGCACCAACGTAGGCGCCGGCCACCGACACAGCGGTGTCGAACAGGGCAAGGATACGAGCGGCCCGGTGCTCTGAAGCCTCGGCCCGATCGGGGATCTGGTGGCTGAGGGCCCCTCATTTTTTGGTGGAAAACCGGAAATCGCCGGTTTTGGAGAGGCCGTCACGGCGGCCGCCGTGCCTGTGCGCAACGCCAGCAGCGCCCTTGGCACAACCACAAGTGGAAGTGCCCCTGCACGCTGGATATTGTCCCGCCCATGAACGGGACCAGCTCCACCACCGGCCGCCGCCTGGGCGGCATTGATCACCTGCGCCAGAGCGTGCGCGACATCCTCGCCACGCCTCTGGGTAGCCGGGTGATGCGCCGCGACTACGGCAGCCGCCTCTTCGCGCTCATCGATGCGCCGATGAACCGGGGCACGCTGGTGCAGATCTACGCCGCCGCCATCGAGGCACTGCAGCGCTGGGAGAGCCGCATCGTTGTCGAGCGCGTCACCGCCAGCCACGCCGGCCCCGGCACGATCACGTTGGATATCCGGGGCACGTACCTGCCCGAGGGGCGCCCGATCCTTCTGGACGGTATCGAGGTGCGCCGATGATCACCAATGCCTTCTCGCAGATCGACCTGTCGCGGCTGGTAGCGCCCGATGTCGTCGAGGCGCTCGATTACGAGGTCATCCTGGCCGAGATGCTCGCAGACCTGCGGGCACGCGACAGCGCGTTCACTGCGCTCACCGAGGCCGATCCGGCCTACAAGATTTTGGAAGTGGCCGCTTACAGAGAGCTGCTCATCCGCCAGCGGATCAACGAGGCGGCCAGGAGCGTCATGCTGGCCTACGCCACTGGCGCCGACCTGGATCAGATCGCCGCCAATTTTGGCGTGGCGCGCTTGCTGATCCGCCCGGCCGATGACCGGACCATCCCGCCCACACCGGCCGTCTACGAGACCGATGAGGAGCTGCGCAACCGCGTGACCCTCTCACTGGAGGGATACACCGCCGCCGGAAGCCGGGGCAGCTACGTGTATCACGCGCTGTCGGCCAGCGGCGACGTGAAGGATGTAGCCGTCGACAGCCTCACGCCCGGCACCGTCAATGTGGCCGTGCTCACCCGTACCGGCACGGGTGGCGGTGCCGACAGCGAATCCACGCGCCAGACTGTCGTCAATGCGCTCAACGCCGAGGAGGTCCGGCCGCTGTGCGACACCGTCGATGTGCGGCTGGCGCAGATCATCGAATACCGCATCGAGGCCGTGCTGACCGTGTTTTCGGGCGCTGGCCAGGCCGAGGTGCTGGCGGCCGCTCGGGCGGCTGCTGCACGCTACGCTGAGGAGCAGCATCGCCTGGGGCGCGACATCACGCGCAGCGGTGTCTTTGCCGCGCTGCATCAGCCTGGCGTTCAGAACGTCTCGCTCATTGCGCCCGCTGCCGACCAGGTTGTCGCCTGGAACCAGGCACCGCACTGCAACGGCATCACCGTGACCATCGGAGGCGTTGGTGACTGATCCCGTCCGGAATGCGCCGGTGCCGCCGCATCGGTCGCTGCTGCCGCCCAACGCCACGCCCCAGGAGCGCGCCCTGGAAGGCGCCACCGAGCGCGCTGCCAGCGTGCCGGTGCCGCTGCGCGAGACCTGGAACCCTGAGACCTGCCCAGCCGCGCTGCTGCCGTGGCTGGCCTGGGCCTTCAGCATCGATGAGTGGCGCGAGGACTGGAGCGAGGGCGCCAAGCGCGCATCGATCCGTGATGCCGTGATGATCCACCGTCGCAAGGGTACCGTGTGGGCCATCAAGCGCGTGCTGGCCAACGCAGGCTACGGCGATGCGCGCCTCATCGAGGGCAACAGCGGCATTCGCTACGACGGGTCGTTCCGCCACGATGGCGTGCACACCTACGGCGACCCGAAAGGCTGGGCCCGGTACGCCTTCAACATGTCACGCCCGATCACGCGCACCCAGGGCGAGGCCATCCGCAAGATGCTGCTGGCCACCGCTCCGGCACGCTGCCACCTGCTGGACCTCTATTTCACCGACGCCCGCTTCTACGACGGGCAGTACCACTACAACGGCGAGTTCAACCACGGAGCTGCATAAATGGCCACGCTGCCAGAAGAGTCGAAGTTTGACGACGGCGTCTACCAGATCGAGCTGACCGATCCGGTCGTCGGCGGACCCAACGGGATATCAAACGCGCCGATGCGCAACCTGGCCAACCGCACGCGCTGGCTGAAGGACCAGGTGGCCGAGCTGATCAAGGCCCTGCAGGGCAAGGCGCCGGCCGAGCATGTGGGCGCTGGCGGCAATGCACATGCCGTGGCCACCCAAAGCGCGGCGGGTTTCATGTCGGCGGATGACAAGGCCAAGCTGGACGGCGTGACCGCTGGCGCACAACCCAATGCCGTGACCACGGTGGCCGGCAGGACCGGGGCGGTGACACTGACGGCATCCGACGTCTCCGGCGTCGTGCCTGCTGCTGGAGGCACCTTCTCCGGCCGGATCTATGCGGCCCTGGCCGATTTTGCGGATCCGAACGAGACGTCTGTCCTGACCGCCGCGTGGATGAAGAAGTACGGCGTGCGCTCGGTCGCCGGCCGCATCGGCGCGGTAACACTGACCGTTTCGGATGTGAAGGGCGCGGCTCCGAGTGCCAGCCCAACGTTCTCCGGGACGATCGGCATCGAGGCCGGAACCATCGTCGACTTCAACCACCAGAACGGCGCGAAGGTCTACGTGCCGGCCAAGAAGGTCTGGGACATCACGGCGCCCGAGGCCGTGTCGAAGTACGGACTGACCGACTATGCAGCTCCAAAGGTCTCGCCGTCCATCGCGGGCGGCATGACCGTATACGGAGGCACGATGGTCTATGGAGGTGCGACATTCTCGGGGACGGCGGACGTGACTGCGCCGCGCCCAGCCAACAACGACGACAGTTTCAAAGTTGCGACGACCAGCTGGGTCCGCCAGGCCATGGCCAGTATCTTCGAGGCCGCAGGCTTCAGGGTCGAGACGCGCAAGAGCGTTACGCCAGGAACATTTGCCAGTCCGGCGCGTCCCATCCAGTCATCGAATGGAGACTGTGGAATGATCGCGCTGCCGTCATTCCTGGGTGGACTGAAGTTTGTCTGGGTGAACTGTTCCGTCAACAGGCATACGGGCTGGCGGGAGGTGATGTGGATCAGGCCGATGAACGAGGTGTTCACGGGTGGGGCGTCCGCATTCGCAGTCAACGAGAACGCCGTCAGCATCCATCCGCTGCCGAATTGTGTGCGGCTCAATGCTTTCCATAGGCTTGACTCCGTTACGGACACCGAATCAGTGAGTGTCTACGCCTGGGCCATCGGCCGCTGAGGCGCCTCACGCTGGCGATCCGGGCCAGGGCGTCATCTGCCATAGGCCTCAGATGCCGCCGATCACGCCGCCCGCCGGGCGGCTTTTGCATGTGCACAACCACCAGTGGAAGCCTGCTGATAGGCGGATGCACAGTCGAAACTTTCTGCCGCTGGCCAGCCGGCCAGGGCGTCTTTGAGGGCAATCCATGTCTGAAAACTTCCTGCACGGCGTCGAGGTACTGGAAATCGATACAGGCCCGCGCCCGATCTCGACCGTGCGATCGTCCGTGATCGGCATCGTGGGCACCGCGCCGCTGGCCGATGAAGAAGCGTTTCCGCTCAACACCCCTGTGCTGATCGCTGGCAGCCTCCGGGAGGCCGCCAAGCTCAAGTCCAAGGAGGACACCGAGAACAAGGGCGAGGGCACGCTGCCTGGCGCCCTGGACTCGATCTTTGACCAGGCCGGCGCAGTCGTCGTGGTCATTCGTGTGGCCAAGGGCGACACCGACACCGAAACCACCGCCAATGTCATCGGTGGCGTCAATGCCTCCAACGGCAACTACGAGGGCGTCAAGGCCCTGCTGGGCGCAGAGTCCAAGCTGGGCGTGGTGCCCCGCATCCTGGTGGCCCCGGGCTTCACCCACCAGCGCGACAACGTGGCCAATGCCGTCGTGGCCGAGCTGAAGGGCATCGCCCAGCGTCTGCGCGCCGTGGTCATCGCCGACGGCCCCAACACGACCGACGAGGCTGCCAAGACGTATGCCGGGGACTTCGGTGACGCTCGCATCTACGTGGTCGATCCCTGGGTGATGAAGCTCGACGACAAGGGCAAGACCGTGGCGGCCCCGGCAAGCCCCTGCGTGGCAGGCCTGCTCGCTCGCATCGACAACGACGAGGGCTTCTGGGTCTCGCCCTCGAATCACGAGATCAGCGGCATCGTGGGTACTGCGCGGCCGGTCGATTTCACGCTGGGCGACAGCAACGCGCGCGCCAACCTGCTCAACGAGAAGAAGATCGCCACCATCGTGCGCCAGGACGGCTACCAGCTCTGGGGCAATCGCACGCTCTCATCCGATCCCAAATGGGCGTTCCTGTGCGTGCGCCGCACGGCCGACATGATCAACGAGTCGCTGCTGCGCGCGCACCTCTGGGCCGTGGACAAGGGCATCACCAAGACCTACCTGGAGGACGTGACCGAGGGCGTCAATGCGTATCTGCGCAACCTGACGGCCAAGGGCGCCATTGTCGGCGGCAGCTGCCGGGCCGATCCGGAGCTGAACACTGCCGACCAGATCGCCCAGGGCAAGGTCTACTTCGACTTTGACTTCACCCCCGTCTACCCGGCTGAGCACATCACGTTCCGCAGCCACCTCACCAACAAATACCTGACGGAGCTGTTCTGATGGCTGCCCGCGATGTACGCAAGAACTTTAACCTCTTCGTCGACGGCAAGGGATACGCCGGCCAGGTCGAAGAGTTCACGCCCCCGAAGCTGACGCTGAAGACCGAGGAATTCCGGGGCGGTGGCATGGATGGCCCCATCGAGATGACGATGGGCCTGGAAAAGCTCGAAGCGAGCTTCTCGCTGATCGCCTATGACCGCGAGGTTCTCAGGCACTTCGATGTCCGCGAAGGCGCGGTGCTGCCGCTCACGCTGCGCGAGGCGCTGGAATCGTTCGACGGCGCGGTCACGCCTGCGGTGCATTCCATGCGCGGCAAGATCCGCGAGATCGATGCCGGCACGGTCAAGCCCGGCGACAAGGTGGGCCTGAAGATCACCGTGGCGCTGACCTACTACAAGCTTCAGCACGGCAAGGACGTGGTGCATGAGATCGACATGGAGAACATGGTGCGTGTCATCAACGGCACGGACTCCATGGCCAGCACCAGGGCTGCGCTCGGGATGTGACGCTCAGGGCGAATTGACGACATGGCCGGCAGCAGCCGGCCTTTTCTTCCTGCCCGTTTCCGGGCGAGGAACACGACCAGGACAACAGCATGGCAAAGAAAGTGGAGCCGGCCGACGCCGGCTATGTGGATATTGAGCTGTCGCGCCCCATAGAGATCGACGGGGCGCAGGTGACGGCGCTGCGGATGCGGGAGCCTACGGTGGCGGACCAGCTTATCCTGGAAGACATGAAGGGTAGCGACGCCGCCAAGGAAGTGGCGCTGGTTGCGAACCTGTGCGAAGTGACGCCGGACGACATCAAGCGACTGACGCTGCGCGACTATCGCAAGGTGCAGAAGGCCTTTTCGGGTTTTACCGCCTGACCAGCGATTACGTGCGCGCGGGCGCGCTGGCGCTCGCGTCGCACACGGGCTGGTCGTGCGCGGAGATTCTGGCCATGCGAACAGAACGTTTCGTGTGGTGGCTGGAAGGACTGCCGCGCGAGAAGGACTGAGCGGGCGTTCCTGCAACGCACGCTGACACGAGACGGAGCGCTACTCGATGATATCCAACAGCTCGGTGACGCTGGTAATTGGCGCCGCCATGTCGGCCACATTCCTGGGAACGACAGGGCGGGCCAAGTCCCATATCAATCGCCTGGGCGAAGACATTGCGCGCCTGCGACGCGAGCAGCGCGCGCTGACCGGCGGCCGCCTTTCTGGTGGCGGCCGAGGCGCACTGGTCACCCAAGAGGTCGGTCAGCTGATGCAAAAGATCGATCAGCTGGAGGTCCGAAAACAGCGCCTGGAAAAGTCCTTCGAGAGGATGTCCAGCGGCAAGGAGATGATGGGCGGCGCCATCAAGAGTATCGGTGCGATGTGGGCTGGAAGTCAGCTTTTTCTGAAGCCGATCCAGGCGGCCAGCGCCTTCGAGGACGCCATGCTGGGGGTGGCCAAGCAGATGGATGGTGCTCGCGACGCTCAGGGAAACCTCACGCCAGAGTTCTTCCAGATGAGAGATGCCATCCAGGCAATGGGCCGGGAAATCCCAATGGCCACGAACGAGCTTGCCGAGATGACGGCGGCTGGCCTGCGCATGGGCGTTGCCAAGAACGAGGTGCTGGGCTTTGTCAGAACGTCAGCCATGATGGCGACGGCATTCGAGATGCCCGCAGGAGAGCTGGCTGAACAGATGGGTAAGGTCGCAAAGGTCTACGATATCCCAACGGCGCAGATCGGCGACCTGGCTGATTCCATCAACTATCTCGATGACAACGCCATCTCCAAAGGCGGGGACATCATCAACGTGTTGCAGCGCATTGGCGGGACCGCGTCGATGCTGGGAATGTCAGCCAAGGACGCGGCCGCACTCGGCTCGACATTTCTGACGCTGGGCGCCAGCGCCGAGGTGGCGGCCACGGCGTCGAATGCCGTGATGCGTGAGCTGTCGACGGCAGCATCACAGGGCGACAAGTTCAAGAGCGCGCTCGGCGCGGATGGTCTGAATCTTGGCATGACGCCTGAGAAGCTGCAGTCTGAAATGGCGCGGGACGCTACCGGCACCATCATCCAGGTTCTGGAGGCGCTGAATCAATTGCCGAAAGAAACGCGGCTAACCATTGCCACGCAGATGTTTGGCAAGGAATACGGCGACGACGTGGCTAAGCTCGCCGCTGGAGCGAATGAATACAAGAAGCAGCTCCAGCTCGCCAGGAGCGCGGAGGCCAAGGGGAGCATGGCACGTGAGGCCGCAGCCAGGGACAAGACCGCTTCGGCCCAGTGGCAATTGCTGAAGAACCGCATGAAGGAGACGATGGTAACTATCGGCGATCAATTGATGCCGGTGGCACTTGAATTCATGGAGAGCATGCGTAATGTGCTGGGCGACCTGACGGCATTTGCCAAGAATTACGGCGGGCTGTTAAAGAATCTCTTCTGGCTGGCATCTAAGGCCGTTGGGATGTTTGTCGTTGCCAAGATCGCCATGCTGGGCCTTGGGGCTGTAAGATATGTTATTGGGTCGGTTTCATCCGGCTATCAGATGTTCAGAGAAAATCTTGTTCGGGCAGGCGATGCACTGGAAGTACAGAGCACGAGAACAAGAAAGAACGTCGGCCTGATGAAGCGCGCAAGCGGCGAGCTGAGAGGAGTGGGCGCCGACATGGCGCGAGTTGGCCGGGGGCTTGGTGGCGCAGCGCAGCGGGCGCGTCGTAGCATGCTGGCTTTTGCTCGCGCCAATCCGTTCAGCGTATTCATGGCAGCTTCTGCTACTTTTGTATATCTGGCTTACAGGCGTTGGGACTCGATCTTGCAATTTTTCCAAGAACGGTTTCCCGTCGTTGGGGAAAAACTGGCGAAACTCGGGGAGTTGTTTTCTGATGCCGGTGATTCCGCGCTGGAAATGGGGGGCATGGCGATGATGGCCATGCCACTGCTGTCCGCTCCGGTGGGCAAGCTGGGAGCACTTGGAAAGAGTCTCCATGCCCTGGGTGGCAAGTTCGTGTCGCTGGGCAAGCTGGTGGCAGCGCACCCCCTGTTGCTCGCCGTCGGTCTGCTCGCCACGGCTGCGTTCCTGGTCTACAAGAACTGGGGGCCAATCAAGACATTCTTCGGTGACCTGTGGGACGGCATCAGCCAGAAGATAGGCGACACCATTGATTGGCTGAAGGAGGTCTTCGGGAAGTTCCGCGACTGGATGGCGCCCTGGGTGGACAGCGCAGTCTCGGCTTTCGGGCTGTTGCGCGATGGCGTGGGCAAGGTCTTTGATTGGATCGGCGAGAAGCTCGGCAAGATCATGGAGGGCGTCCAGAAAGCCTCTGCCTGGGTAGAAGAGAAGATGGCGCCCGCCAAGGAGGCCTACTGGTCCGTGCGAACGGGCCTGAGTGATGGCATCGAAGGGCTGGCGAACTTGGTATCGGGCACTGAACGTGCTCGGGTCGACGCGCCGGTGCTGCCTGCGCGGGCGCTGCCGTCTGTCGCAGGGCGCGTCCAAGCTGCCCAGCAGAATACCGTGACGATCAATGTCAATCAGCAACCGGGAGAAAGCGGCGAGGCGCTTGCCCAGCGGATCGCACAAGTCCAGGCTCGCGCGCTTGCCGTGCGCAATCGGGGAGGCCTATATGATCATGCAGTCGCTTATTGAGGTCGGCGAGGCTGCATGCCGGTTTTTGGCGGAAGGTGTGATGTTGTTCATGCGCGACCTGATGCCTGATAAGGGATACTCGGGGCACTGGACTCGCGGAGCGTGCTCATGGGCGACCGGCAACCCACAGACGATAATCCAAATGGCCTCTCCCGCTTCGAGCGAGCGGATAGGATTCAACGGAGGATATCTTTCATCGCCCATGCAATTCTTGCACTCGTTCTGGCTTACTTCGTTTGTGCGCTCAAAGCCGATTACGACGAGAGCATGGCGGTCATTGAGGCATGCAAACACAACCAGACATGGAAGTGCATGCGCGAAGCCAGAGAAGCGCATCGACAAGACCATCGATAGGTCGTCTAGGGGGAAGGCATGAACGGCCACGCCCTAGCCGCCCCTGTCATGATGCAGCTCGGCGCCTTCCAGTTCGGCATCAACACCGCCGCCTACCAGGGACTGTCGCGCTCGGACGAGTGGCGCTGGCCTGACCAGGAGCGCTTCGGCCAGGCCCCGGCCCTGCAGCACACCGGCCCTGGCGCCACCACCATCACTCTCGACGGCATCCTGTACCCCGAATGGCGCGGCGGCCTGGGCCAGCTCGATGCCATGCGCGCCGAAGCCGGCCGGGGTAAACCGCTGGTGCTGGTCGACGGCCGTGGCCAGGCGCTGGGCATGTGGGTCATCGAGCGCGTGGACGAAAGCCAGAGCATCTTTGCTGCCGGGGGCGTGGCGCGCCGCGTCGAGTTCACTCTGCAGCTGAAACGGTTCTCCGCCCGTGTTACCGGCCCCGTGCCCCGGTTGCCGCCACTGCCCACGCCTGCCGCCAGCA